AATACGGAGGGTTAAGGGTCACTTTCTCCGTTGCCGTTACATACAATGTGCTTAACTGCGTGGTGTCAATGATGAGCATTTCCTATAATGGGAAAAGTTGCTTTTTGTCGTAACTTTGAATATGCGTTATCCGAAATCGTGGAATGAAGTAAATTTAGCGCAGCTGCATGAACTTGACCTGCTCCGGCAGCGGACTGACCTTGACGCGGAGGAAATCATGAACCAGATCCTTTCGGTTTTGTCAAATGAACATATCGAAAAAATCGAGGAGTTGCCGCATAACGAGCGCATCGCAGCCTATCGCAAACTGACCTTCCTGAATGAGTACCCTTCCAAAAAGCCAAAGCGCAAACGGTTCAAGTTGGGCGGCAAATGGTATCGCATCGTTACGAACCCGGCTGAAGTGAGTGCTGGGGAATACGCCACGCTTCAGGTAGTGGCAGCAGACGGGAAGTTCATACAGAATATGCCGCAGGTGATTGCGTGCCTGATGATAGAACAGGAGCGCAAGTGGTTCAGGTGGCGCGATGTAAGGTATGATAAATCACGCAGTGCGCAGGAATTTCAGCGTAAAGCAGCATTAGTCAGTCAGAAAATGCCAGTCGGGCAGGCGTACCCTTACGCGCTTTTTTTTTCGAATCTCTTGCCGGAATTATTGAAAGCTTCCCTCACCTTTTTCCAACGACAGGAGAAGAAGCTGAGGAAGCAGGCAGCGACTGGTTAGGAATGTTTTATCGCATGGCCGGGAAAGACCTCACGAAAATGGATGCTGTTATGGCAATGCCCCTGATGGAGTTCTTCAATTACGCCGCCATGTTGAAAACGATAGACAAAGAACGCGCCGACAGGCTGAACAAGGCCAGCAAACTCAGCTACGAGGCATACATGAGCGCATTAATGGGTGAACTGCTATGAAGATAAAGTACAACCGCCCACCGCTTGCGCCGTATCAAATCGCTATCCTCGACAGCACGGCCAGGTACACCGTCACCGCTGCCAGCACGAAAGCAGGCAAAACCGCCTCGCACATTGTGTGGCTGTTTGAAAAGGCGTTGCAAGGCAAAAAAGGGCAGTCGTTTTGGTGGGTTGCTCCCGTTTACGGGCAGGCAGAAATCGCGTTCAGGCGGTTTAAGCAGCAATGTTCTGAGCGGCTGTTCGATGCCAACGAAAGTAAATTAAGATTGACTTTGCCCACGGGTGCGATGATAGAATTTAAGTCAGCAGAAAAGCCCGACAACCTTTACGGGGATGATGTGTACGCCGCCGTGTTTGATGAGTTCACCAGGGCGCGTGAAGAAGCCTGGTTTGCGCTGCGTTCCACCCTGACTAAAACACGCGGGCAATGCAAGTTGATCGGTAACGTGAAAGGCAAAAAGAACTGGGGCTACCGTCTGGCAGAACGGGCAAGGCAGGGTGAGGAGAATTACGAGTTCCACAAAATCACGGCATGGGACGCGGTGAACGCTGGCATTCTGGAACGTGAGGAAGTGGAACAGGCGGAACGCGACCTTCCCGCGCACGTCTTTAAAGAATTGTATTTAGCCGAACCTGCCGATGATGATAGCAACCCTTTCGGATTAGACCACATTAGAAGCTGCATCGAACCTTTAGCGCAAGGCCCGGTTGAATGGTATGGCATTGACCTTGCAAAAAGCCGAGATTGGACGGTAATTATTGGACTTAATCAGTCCAAAAAGGTAGCCTTCTTTGAGCGTTTCCGACTGGATTGGAAAGCAACACGCGACACCGTGCAGCGGATTGTCGGCAGAACACCTGCGGTGATTGACAGCACGGGCGTAGGTGACCCGATTGTTGAAGACTTGCAGCGGGTTTGCCCACGGATTCAGGGCTTCAAATACACCTCCATCAGCAAACAGCAAATCATGGAAGACCTCGCAGGCGCAATCCACGGGCGGGAGGTTGTGTTTCCGGACGGCCCGATAGTGGATGAACTGATGAACTTTGAATGGACGCACACGCGCACGGGCATAAGCTACAATGCGCCTGAAGGGCTGCACGATGACTGCGTAAACGCGCTGGCACTTGCCCTGCATTGCAGCCGGGTAAATAAAAAGGGCCTATTTTTGCTGTCATGACACACACCAGCGAAACATACAACGTGGACTGCATGGCCTTAATGGCGCAGTACCCTGATAAATACTTTGATTTGGCAGTGGTTGACCCGCCTTATGGGATAGATATAAATTCTAGTGGAACACATTTCAAAGAAAAATATGAGGTAAAGAACTGGGACAAAAACACACCCAATGACGAATACTTTATACAACTAAAAAGAGTTAGTAAAAATCAAATAGTGTGGGGTGGAAATTATTTTTTTGATAGACTTGGAAATTGCAAATGTTTTATTATATGGGATAAAAAAATTGCAGAAGATATGAGTTTTGCAATGTGCGAAATGGCATGGACTTCTTTTTCAAATGGGGCAAAAATTTACAATAAAATAGCATCTCAGCCAAATAGAATACACCCCACCCAAAAACCCGTTGCCCTTTACGATTGGATTTTTAAGAACTACGCGCAAGAAGGGCAGAAGATACTCGACACGCATTTAGGGTCTGGCAGCAGCCGCATTGCCGCGTGGAAGGCTAAACTAAACTTTGTCGGGTGCGAACTTGATACGGACTATTTTGGCGCACAAGAAAAAAGATTCGCGGAGTTCCGCAAGCAATTAACTATGTTTTGAAAACACCTATTGAAATCCTCGCCTCCGAAACATGGCCAGCGATGGTCTGCAAAAAATACAGCCCTGCGCATTGGAAGGACTTGCAGCAGGAGTTGTTCCTACTTATTGCCACGGAGTTGAACGAAAAGGCAGCACGGGCGCAGGAGGCAGGGTATTTTGAGTTCTTTTACATCCGATGCGCTGCGAACCTTTGCAAGCCAAATGGAACTTTAGGAAGCCTGAACATTGGAACAGACAGCATCGAAGGTTGGGATGTTGCTGAGGATCAAGACGAATGGCGGGAACGCAAGGAAGCGGATGTGCAGGAGAAATTGGACGCCATAGCAGCGGTGCAAAGCCGTGAGCCTTGGTACGAATCGAAGATGATGGAGTTGTATTTGTCGGGAATGAGCATGAGGAAAATCCACCGCCTGACGGGAATCGCGCTGAATGAGGTTTCCAGGGTGATTAATGACTTCCGGGCAAAGTGCCGCGAGGAATACCTGTAAAGCAAAAAGCCGCCCCGAAGGACGGCCTTTCACACCATAACACAAAACGATTCAAAGTTACGATATTCCGAGCGAACTCAATACACCGCTCAGAACAATTTGCGGGGGTTCTTTTTCCGCGTGGGTGAAGGTCAGGTCGTAACCAGTCATGTCACCGAGGGCAACACCAGTCATGAACGAGCCTGCGGTCATGTCCATGCCACGGGCAAGGCCCATCGCCCAGTACTGGTCAGCATTGGTTTTTACGATGGCCACCAGACGGGCAACGCTCAACAGCTTCACCTCATTACGTTTAGCGGTGGACAGCTTGCGCAGCTTGATGTTCAGTTCCGCGCTGTTGAACACCGTGCCATTCTCCACGCTGGGGGTGATGGTGTTGGTGAAACTTGCGGTGTCTTTAGGCAGTTCGTATTTGAAGAACGCCTTGCCGCCATTCAGGGTCATTGCGGACACTTCGCCGGAGGCTGAAGTGTAAGAGGATACGCCTTCGTATTCCAGAAGCCATATTTTGTCTACGCCGCCGACGCTGTCTTTGCAGTCGTGGGAGAATCCGGTTGTTAAAATGCAACTCATGTCTTTTTCTTAGGGTTTAAAAAGAAAGGGCGGGCATTGTTACCCGCCCCTTCGGTTTGAAATTGTCCTGTCTAATTACAGGGTGAAGTACACGATTTGAGTGGGGAAAGCAACCTGAACGCCGTATTTGAACTCAGCGTTAAAGATTACGTTTTTCTTAACCGGATCGCTGATGAACTCAAAGTTCTCTTCTTCGCCCACCAGGTCCGTACCGATGAAGTAGTTAGACCAGTAGCTGAAGTGGATTTTGTTTGAGCCGTTCAGACCGGGCAAACCGTAAACCTTAGTGCCTGTGATAGGTTCAATAACCATGAACTGCTCACCTGTTTCAGGGTTGTAGTGGTAGTTATTAGCGGCAATCAGGTGCTGCTTGTACAACAGGAATGTGTCAACGCCCATCGCAAAGAAGCGGTCTTCTTTGGCCAAAATTGCTTTGCCATCGGTGCTTGCCTGCGCCTGATTAATCATTTTCAGGATGGCATCGTCAATGTTGGCAACGGTCAAGCTGGTAAGCTGAGTCCAGCCGCCGCCTGTGGTGGGGTTGCCTTCGATTGGGTCGCCTGCGCCGCCGAATCCAAGAGCGGTCAGGATGGTGTTGAAGCCGTCGAACTGGTTTGCAGCGATAGTTCCCTGCCAGATGTCTTCTTCCAGAGCGTCTGCGATTTTGCCGATT